TAGATCGCGATCGCACTTCGGATTGTCCCAGTGCAGGTCGCTGATGAGCAGAAACTCCGCCTCCCTCCCTTCGCAGTCGAAGGTGTGAACATTCGCTGCGTGTCGGGTTATTTTCATGGCTATGGTTTGGTTGGTGTCTTGAGTAGCTTCAAGATTCGCACTTCCAGCACCTCCGTGATCTTGACGCCTGAAAAGCCGACGATGAAGGCGAGGCCGTACTCGATGTTCGGCGCTTTAATGTTCAGGATGCCAATGATGACTGGCGCGATGTAGGTGGCAGATAGTGTGCCGCTAAGTACTGCGATCAGCTGCATTTTCCAGTTTTTCATCTTTGGGGCAAGCAGTAGTGCGCCGAAGAAGCCGGCGATGGTTAGGCCGAGGTTGATGCCGATTGATTTGAGGAAGTCGATCATTGTTAATCTTCGTTTAGTGTGTTAGATACGTCGTCGCGCTCGGTGTAGTCTTTGCCGTACTGGTCATCCCAGCCAAGGAAGGTATGCACCCCGACAGGCGGAGGCCAGCACTCGAAGGGCAGGTAGTCGGCTTGCGGCTCTGCATCCCAAAGAATGTCGACGCAGTAAGTTCCCTCTATTTCACCCAGCGGCACTGCGAAGCCTTGCGGTTGTGGTAGCGCGGTGAATGTCGCTTCGTTGGGGAAGGCGTATTTGCGGAAGGTCGGCATTTATAGTCGGGTTAATTCGGCGAGTTGGGCATCGGTGAGGCGGGTGGTGTAGAGGGCCAATGATTCAACTTTGAAAGGCATGTATTGCTCCATCGCCACTATATTTAATGTCAAATTAGGATTTGTAGCAGTTGATGCTACTTCCGATCCATTAACATATACAACCGCACCGTTTGCGCTGTATGCGATTGCAACTTTTCCTTCACTAATTGCGGATGTGTAATTTATTAAAGTGGTTGTAGTTGACCTGACAGTGATTCTAAATGGTGCTGCAATAATATTTGAAGTCAATCCAATCCAATTAGTAAACGCTGAATTTCTTATCATTAATGCAGGATTGCCCGTTCCCGTAATAACACCTTTGATATCCGATACTTCAAAATACATCGTCCCCTCCGTTTGGCCTATCAGCCCACTAACGAGCGCACCCGATGCGCTGATGACGTCTGCGGAACGGCTGACTGTGCCTGATGTTGTGGGGATGTATGTGGTCGCGATGCTGCCTGCTTCGACTTGTGCGCCCCAAGTGTAGGCAGTAAGGCCTAATGCCCCTGATGCGGCAAAAGAAATGCTGCCGCTTGATGCAGCTAAGTTAAACGATACAGTTCCCTGTAAGTCCCCCGATGCAATAGTGTATGGCGCAGAAATAAGCCGATACCAGCCGTTGCCGTAATCTTGAATGCTTGCCCCTGCGGTTATAGCCGTGCCGCTTGCAAGGCTGAAATACGATGTAGCCGTGCCGCTTCCACCTGAGTACAGACCTAAAGACAAGGCACAAAAGTTGAGCGGATTGGTTGCCCCTGCCTTGACGAATAAACTAAACGTATGCTGCCCTGCTGCTGTTACTGAAATTGCTGTACCAGCATAACGAGTGTTTTGCGTTGCCCCACTTGCTGTGCCTCCTACATATTTGTTAATGCTCCCGCTCGATCCATCAGGCGCAAGGAAGTCCGTACTGCCTGTTGTAAATGTAACTCCCCCCGATGCTGTTGGTGTGTCCAAAACATTCATCAAGTTGGCGTTAGGTGCAAAGTTCGTGCTTGCAGGCTCCACCAACAAGGCAGGACACGACTGCCCCAGCCAATCGATGCGCGGCACTCCGCTGGCTACGCTCTCAATCAACCCGCTGCTATTCACGCGCGTCGCCGTTGTGTTGCGGCTGACGGTGAACCGCATCGTGCTATCCTCCGCCACAAATGGAGGCACGTCTTGGTATAGGTTGCCAGCCTTGTAAAACTGCGGAACAATAAGCAGCGATGGCGTCGATGGCAGACCTGCGTTGTAGGCATTAACACCCCGAGCTAACAAGCACGGAGCATCCTCAACGGTAGCGCCAGCAGCCTTAGCGCCTTCAAGCGCCTTGTAGAACTCCGACTTGTACGCGCCATTGTTGCCCAGCATCGTCGCGTTGGGGATAGCGTAGCCCTGGATCATAGCGCTTAGTCAGTATATGCAACAGCAGTGCCAGCGGCAATCGTGACCGCCTTAATCGTCAAGCCCTGTGGCGCACGCACAATCATACCGGTCTGCCATTGGAATGTAGAGTTGAAGCCGAGCACTGTCAACAGGTTGCGATCCAACTGATCCGTCAGCGTGCTGATCGTCGTGTTCGGCGTGTTGATGACCAGGAACTTGATGCGCTGATTTGTCAACGCAGCAGCGGTAGCTCCCGATCCACTCACACCCACAACTTGGATGTTGAGGCCATCAGCCATCATATCTTGGGTTACTGTACTCATAGCTTTGTGTTTATTGTAAATATACCTTAGGTAGGAATTTCACAAACTGAATGCCCCCAGGGGATGTCAAAACTTAGCGCAGCCGTCCACCCGGCTACCTTGTCATCCCTGGCTTCGACAAACCTGGTCAACGCCACGCTGTCCTGCAGCGTCCATATCTCATCGGGATCATCCGTCAACGATGCAATGAAGTCCTGAGCCGTGCGCAGCTGATCGCTCAGCACCTCGTCTTCATTGTCAGTCCACCGGTAGACAACACTGCCGCTGATGGTGGCATCGAGACCACGCAGGTCTTCAACGCGGTCCATCCAATAGCACTGCACTGTCAGCGTCAGCACGCCCCTCCCCGCCTGTGCGGAGATGACGTCAGCGAAGAATAAGGGATAGGCGATCCTATCCCTGTCGCTGGTGCGTAGATTTATTACATTGTCCGTCCCGATTGCCAGCGGATCCCCCGTCCCGAAGCTGTTCACCTGGGGATGGTTTACCGCTCGCGTCATCAGGGCGTTTTTGATCTTTACCCAAGACATAGCGTGCCAGTTTTAATACGTTGTTTTTATGCGCTCCCATTAGCAATTATCACATCCATACCAGCCTTCGTCGTTAATGCCATACGGCCTATCCAAGCCGACGCCACGCATCCGGTATCCGCGATCCAGCACCATGCCCACGCGATAGTTGGTGGCATTCGGGTAGATCGTGTCAATGGCCACCGTTGGGCTGTTGAACAGCGGGTAGTCATTGCGGTTCTCGACCAGGTAGCGTGTCACCCGCTCGCTGTACCACTCCGCATCGCTCTTGGTGCGGTCCATCAGCCTGGTGATCTCATCGACATTCATCGCCGTGCTCTCCGTGCTACTCCGCCGATCCATACCTTTGTTCATATACTTAAAGGCTAACACCATTGGCAGCTCAAATTGCAGCCACTGAACGAGTGCCGGCTGGATGTAATCTTCCAGCAGCGTGGTGTTCAGCGCACTCACACTCTGAGCGATGATCTGCGCCTTGATCTCGTTGTACAGCGGTGATCCGATGATTGGCTGTATGCGCATCTCCTGCACCTTGATCAGCGTCGGCCGTATCTGCGTGTAGCTGACGTTCTCGTTGATGATGCTGTTCTCGAGCAGCGTCTGCTCGCTGATAAATAGTGCTTTGCTCATGGCGCTTCTGTTATTCTGTTTCCTCTGCGTATAACTGTGACCTGCTCCCAGATATGGCGGCATTGCGGTGTGCGGATGTCCGCCGGTCCCGGTCTGCGATACCACCCACCCCTACGCGCCCAGACGCTGTATCCCATGATCTGCGATATTTGATTTATCTCATCCCTGGTGTAGACCTTGCCGCTCTGCGCCATCTGCATCATGATCGTGCAGAACTCCCTGCTGGTCTTGACATCTCTGTTGCTGAATCCAGGTGCCCATGCGTAGCGATAGCGCATCTCCAGCGTCGGCACCTCCGTAGGCGCTGTCTCCTTCTGGATGGTGTCAATCACCCGGCGGATGGGATAGCGGTTCTTCTGCATCAGGTATGCCACCCGCTTGCGTATGCGTTCACGGCTGACACCAAACTCCCGCGCCATCTCTTCCACCGTTGCATCTAAGTTCCTGCGCCGGTACTTGATGATTTTGTCATCCAGCTCTTTCTCTTCTTCATCCAATGCCGCAAACGCCTGCTTGGTGGCGTTGCTTATATCCTCTTCCAGCTTACCAGTGAAGTGCAGCGGCTG